CAACGGTATGTTCATCATCAAGACCGACGACGGGGACTACACCGCTTGGTCCTTGGATGATGGCATCAGCCTGCAACTCGGCAGCCGCATCAAGGGTGATCTCGATGCCCTCGGAGGCGAAACGTTGCTGCACCTGGACAGTGGTGAGCGTTTCGAGGCCGTGGGTGAGAGCGGACCAGGCAGCCTGATCGCCGCTACCGGCATTACCGGACCAAATTAGCCGTGCCGCTTCAAGCGGGGATGTGATGCCGGTTGCGGTGCAACGGGCGGCGAGGGTTGTCTTCAATTTTCACTCCTTTGGTTGGGATGGGTGAATTAAAGCATACTTCAAAACATTAAAGCAAGCATTCTTTAATTTATTTCATCTTTTTTTCACACCAAGGGAAAACCCTGAGTCCGGGAAAGCAACAGGCGGCAGGGAGCAGGCGTAAAAAAACCACCGCGAAGGGTGGCTTGGGCTGGGTGGCAAGTTGGCGAACTAACTTACTCGCCGTCCGCTTCCAAATCAAGCGAGTGTTGACGCGCTGAATCAGGTAACTCAAGGTCAATAATTTGCTTTGTTGGCATCTTCCCTTGCTGTGTGTGTTTTGATATTTGTTAAACCATGCGGGTTAGTCCTTACTGGTTCCTTAAATTCCCCCATTTGGGGGATACCGGAATGCACCAGCTTGAGGTAAGGTCGGCCCGCCCGAACTATGCGGCTTTTCGCTGGGTCTCGGCAAACCCAGAAGGTGTTAGCAGCATTTTGATAGCGCCTATCAAGGCTTGGTCATCCGGGTTTTTTGCCAGCGCTGCCAACATCGGCCCGACAACATCGCTCCTGCCAGCCTCGGCCTGCGCCAGGTAAGCGCTCAAGTTGTTCAGCGTTACATCTAATGACGCTACACCATTTATAGCTGCCTGCGTTTGCTGGACGGAGGCTAGAGGCTGATTTTGCTTGTATTCTGGTGGAATTACACCTGATTGGAGCATTTCACCCTTACCAGTGGCCAGCCAAATACCAGAACAACCGAGTGCCTGAACTGCCAACTCATGATTTTCAGCCGTCAGTGCCTTTGTTTTACCAATGATTACCTGGCTCAAAGCCTGAACAGTCACCCCCAACTGCGCAGCTAACCACGCGCGATCCTTTGGTGTTTTCGCTGCTAAGGCCGCGTCTAGCCGTTTTCCGTAAGTGTCCATTGAAGCATCCTTGCATATTTGTTTTAAACAATGGTTTACACCTGCCGTAAAGTATGCTTTAATTGCGAAATGGACAAACAAAAAGCAATTGAAATGTTAGGCGGCACGGTTAGAAGCACTGCTGATGCAATCGGTATTTCGTACCAGGCTGTGAAGGATTGGCCGGATGTGCTTTCGGCTCGAATCGCTGACCGTGTTGATGCCGCTGTTGCGCGCAAACGCAATGAGCCCGCCGAGCGCTGCCCCCAGATCGAACAGGCCACGGGCGGCCTGGTGCGCTGCGAAGACCTGCGCCCCGACGTACAGTGGTCGGTGCTGCGCGGCACAGAACTGGCCACACCCCAATCCGTAGCGCAGGAGGTGTGATGTCAACAACACACGATTTACTGTCCTTGGCCGAATCATGGGCCAACGCCGCTGATAGTTCGTTGCGGCTCTGGCTGCCGCATACAAGCTGCGTTGATCTTTTGCAAATGAACGGAAAAGACGCCCGCTACATGGCCTGCGCCCTTGACCTGTGCAGCGCCCTCGCATCAAGACCCGATTTTGGGCAGGCCCTGCACGATCTCGGTCTTGAGCCAATCGCACAAAATTCCAAATGTCCAAGAGGCTGATGGAATGAGTATTTTGCTTTTGGCTTTGGCCCACAGCGTATCGCTGGTCACAGCATCCGCAAATTCGCAACCCGCCCAGGTCAGTCGCCAAACTATGGCCTGGTGCGCATGTTTTAGCCCACTGGCCGGGGCCAGCGCAGCGTGCAGCAGGCCGGCTTCGGCCATCCACTGCACATGCGCTGCAAATGTTTCTGCGTTCACGTCTGGCAGGCCCGCTAAAGGCTTGTCTGCGGCGGTCTGTGCTGCTGCCAGTGCAATGGCGCGTATCAGATCCATATCTCGTTTCATGGGCGGGCCCTTCTTTGTGAATGTTGCGTGTAGGAACTTTCATTCTATGAGTCGGTGCCTGCCCACCCTTTATGCCACCTGCCGTCGCCAACTCAGGCGTGCGCGTCTTTCCTATAGTGAATTCCTCCTTAGCACTGTCGATGCGCGCTTCAATGCCGCGCGCAGCGTTTGCACCCTGGGCGCGGTAGGTGGCTTTTCTATTCCAACCTGGGCCTAAATCATGACCGACAAACTCACCATCGCTCCACCTGTCACGGTTCGGTTCACTGTTGATGGCCTGGCCGCACTGAAGGGCCTGGCTGCCTTCAACGGCATGAATGAAAGCGAATACATCCGGCATTTGGTGGCCCTTGATATGGAGTTGCACAAACAAAAATGGGAGGCGCTGACCCCATTGTTTGTCGCGCCACACACACCCGCAACAAATACCAGGTCAGACAAAGTAGGACGCGCATGACGCAAGCCACCGTCACTATCCAGTGCTGCCCGCAAAACGCCAAAGCATTCCAGGCCATTGTGAAAAGCACACCCGCGCTACTCGACCTGGTGCAGCACCTGCAAGCAAACAACCTGTTCCTCGGCCTGCGCGCCATGGCGATCACCATCACAGGCGCACCCGCCACCGTGGCCAAAGGTCTCGACGCGTGGCCTGATCTATACCAGGCCAGTCAGACAACAGGCTAGCCGTCCGCCCCGACCGACCGCCAGCAAAACCAAAAACCCCGACCCCCCGACGGTATAAAAAACCTGTTGCAGTTACGCAACAAACAAAAACGAGCGCAAAAAAAATGTTGAAAAAAAACAACAGTCAACCGGAAAAGGTACTACCGCACCCACCCCTCAATGCGGCTGCTAAAAGGCGCGAAACAGCGCTAGGGTCTGGCTTGGCTACATAGGCAACGGGCGCAACATGACAAACTACGAAAGCGTTATTTCGCAACTCGTCAGCGCCGGGCTGCTGGTTGACTCGCTGAGTGTTGACGGACGGGTTAAACGCTGCTTTGTGGCCGACGGTCAACGTGATGGCCTGCGCGAAAGGCGCGGCTGGTATCTGCTGCACGAATGGCGATCCTCCAACGGAACCGACTACATCGTCGGCACATACGGCATCTGGGTGGGAACCAACCCCAACACCCAAAAAATCGAACTCGACAAAGCCACGCCCTTCAGCCCCGAAGAAAAAGCCGCCTTCAGAATCCGCATGGCCGAAGACCGCAAGACAGCGGCCGCCCAGCGCCACCACGAAGCCAACCGTGCCGCGCACCGTGCCGCCAAAGTCTGGGCCAAATGCCCGACCACTGCCCCGACTGGCGACCGCACCGACTACCTGGCCCGCAAAGGCGTACAAAGTTACGGGCTACGCTACACCGACACAGGCGCGCTAGTCATCCCCATGCAAACCGCCACAGGCGAAACCCGCGGCCTGCAATTCGTCCTCCCGGCCAACCACCCCCACGTCAAAAAAACCCACCGCGACAAACAATACTGGCCCCAGGGCATGGGCAAAACCGGCATTTGGTACCAGATCGGCACACCCTACTCGCAAGGCGTCATGCTGATAGCTGAAGGCTATGCAACAGCCGCCAGCCTACACTGCGCCACCGGCCTCCCGGTAGCCGTCGCATTTGACGCAGGCAACCTCATCCACGTCGCCCGCGCCATCCACAAAAAACACCGCATCGGCCGCATCCTCATCTGCGCCGACGACGACTACCAACAGCGCTGCCCGGCCTGCAAAAAACCCACCCCTGTTGCCCAACCGCAATGCGCCCACTGCGGCCACACCCACCAACTCAAAAACCCCGGCATCACAGCCGCCACCACCGCCGCACTCGCGGTCGGCGGCGCTGCCGTTTGGCCAGCATTCCCCTTTGACCGGGCTGGGGCCAAACTCACCGACTACAACGACCTCCAACAAGCCCCGCAGGGTGGCATGACCCTGGTTCGAGTCCAGATTGAAGCCAAACTCACCGAACTAGGCTGGAACGACCAAGCCCAAAAAAAACGCGGCAGCCCAAACGAAGGGGCAGGGGTGGGCAACATCCACACCGCCCCGGCCAGACTCAGCATCGACGAAGCCGCACTGCGCTTTTGCGGCACCATCAACCTCGGCGGCAAAACCCTATTTGACCGCCTGCACCACCGCCTCATCCACAAAGACGACGTGCTCAACCTCCTCCCATCGCATGGCTGGGAAAACCTGCGCAGCCACCCCGACTGGCAAAACGCCGACTACCCCGCCAATATCGCTTTTGACCCCGCCTGCGACAACCCCAACATCACCTGCAACTTTTGGAGCGGCTGGCCCATCATTGATGACACCGCCCAACCACAAATCAACCCCAAAAACGGCCACATCAGCCACTACAACAACGTCACCGGCTCCTGCCAGGCCATCCTTGAACTACTGCGCAACATGTGCCCCGATGACACCGTCAACGAATGGTTGCTCAACTGGTTTGCGCTCCCCCTACAGCGCCCCGGCACCAAAATGCAAACCGCCGTCATCATGCACGGCCCCCAGGGCACCGGCAAAACCAGCATCACCCAAGCCATCGGCAAAATTTACGGCAGCTACGCCGCCACCATCGGCCAGGAAGCACTGGAAGACAAATTCAACCCCGACTGGACCGAAGCCAAACTCTTCATCAGCGCTGAAGAAATCCAATCCAGCAGCGAAAAATTCCAGAACAAAAACCGCCTCAAAACCATGATCACGCAGGAAACCGTCCGCGTCAACCCCAAAAACCTGCCTGCCCACAGCGAACGAAACCTGATGAACTTCGTCTTCCTCAGCAACGACCGCACCCCCTTAATCCTCGAAGCCGACGACCGTCGCTACTGCGTCATCTGGGTCCACCACAAACCGGACAAACCATTTTTTGAGCGCCTCTACACCGAAATCAACAACGGTGGCCTAGTCGCCCTGCACGACCACCTACTGCGCCGCCAGCTCGGCAACTTCGCCCCCTGGACCGACCCACCCATGACCCAGGCCAAGCGCGACCTAATGGGCCAAGGCACCAACAGCGAAGAGCGCTTCCTATCCGACTGGCAAACCCTCAGCATCGAAGACCACCAGGGCAACGTCATCCCGTTCATCCCCTGCCACCAGAACGACCTCCACGCCCTCTACCGCTACTGGTGCAGACAAGCCGGCGAACGCGAACGCGCCAAAAAAGAAATCATCGGCTGCGCCGCCAAAAAACCCGGCTGGCTAGCCGGGCGCGACTGCGCCACCTGGGACAACCTAACCAACCCCATCAACAAAAGCCGCACCATGGTCATCCCCTGCGAAGCCGACCTGACTGCCGCCGCCGGCCTACAAAAAAACAGCGAAGAAACCCGCCGTGAACACACCGCCATGGCCCGCGACAAATTTGACAGCAAAGGCAAATGGCTCTGCGCCTGCTACTGGACCTTCAACACCGCCATCAACACCATCACCGGAAGCCTGAAATGACCTGCCCCCGCCAAATATCGCGCATAGCGCGCCATATCGCGCCAATATCGCGCCCCAAGTCATTGATTCATAACGAATATCGCGTTATCGCTGGTTTTCCGTGCGCCTATGCGTGTGCGTACCACGCCCCCATAGACACACCCACCCCGGCAAAAACACATACAGCCTCACACATACACGCGACACGCGATAACGCGATATTCAGATATTCCTTATAAAACAAAGAGTTAGAAGAAAAGAAAACGCGATATTGGCGCGATAAGCGCGATAAACCAAATCCAACCCTGCAAAACCCTGGCAAACCACCCCCGAAACCCTTAAACGGCCCCCAAAACCACCATGCCCCTCGTCACCCAAGCCGAATTTGCCAGGCTAGAGCAAGTCAACCGCTCCAGCGTCAACCGCTGGCTCGCTGCCGGGCGCATCCAGGCCGACGAAAACGGCATGATCGACTCCGACACCGCCCACGCCGCCCGTCTGGCCACCGAAAGCCCCCTGCCGCACCACCAGGCCCGCAAAAGCCAATTCGACGAAGCCAAACAAGCCGCTGGCGCGTTTTTCGGGGCTGGGCAGGGCAGTGGTAGCCAGGCCCCTGAAAAAACCCCGCAAAACCCCCAAAACAACGCGCAACAAACCCCCGAAGCCAGCGCAACAACCGCCGCCGCCACAGCCACCGGCCCCGGCATGCCCAAAGCCGAACAACTCGGCCTAGCCACCAAGATCGAAAACTTCAAAATCCAGAAAATCAAAGCCGAGACCGACCAAATCGCCCTCGACACCCTCACCGGGGCCATCGCCGACCTGCGCCAGGTCGATGCCGTCCTCATCGACACCTTCACCATCGTCCGCACCAAACTCGAATCCATGCCCGACCGCCTCGCCCCCGGCCTGGCTGGCCACAAAGGCGACACCGCCGCCATCCACCGCGCCCTGGATGAAGGCATCCGCGACCTACTCCACGACCTCGCCCACGACCTCAGCCGCAAAGCCGCAGAAATCTAAACCCAACCCAACCCGCCTACCCGCCATGACCGCCGCCACCGCCGCCCCCCAGCTCGAACACCTCCCCACCGCCAGCCTGACCCCTTATGCCGCCAACAGCCGCACCCACAGCCCGGCCCAGATCGCCCAGATCGCCGCCAGCATCAAAGAATTCGGCTTCACCAACCCGGTCCTGATCGACGCGCAGGGCGGCATCATCGCCGGACACGGTC